TCTAACAAATGGGGTGCAGTTCAATAGCACCGGGGCGGCGTTCATTTATTCAATTTCAATATTTCAATCAGGATTTGAACCGGCAGCAGGAGAATTAACAATACAATATACACGCTTCCACCGCCTTTATATTTCCATTCTCGCAAATTCCTTCATCTCTGCGGCGAGGTCTTCCGGGCTATTTGCCCATCTGCTGACCCATTCCGGGAAATGGTGAGAAAGATAGCTTTCGAGGTTGTCGAGGTTGTCCGGCTTGGTGGCTATGAGCTTTATAGCCCCTACAAAATCCGCCGCCGCTTTCGTTACTCTCTCAGGCGTATAAAGCACTTTGCAGGACTTTTCACCGGAATAAACAAATTCCCGATTTTTCCCGGCGTGTTCGCAACGGCTCACGCAATTCTTACAATTATCACGCTTAACCATAATATAATCCCCCTTAAAACAAAATAAACAGATTAGAGCAACGCCCAATAATGGCGTATAACTGCCCGGTTTCGGTATCTTCGACCAATCCGCCATTGATACCATAAACGCCCGTAGAATAGCCCACTTTTTCGAGCCTGCGGAGCGTGTAAATATACTCGCTCGGCTTATTGGTGTAATCTTCCGCCACTCCGAGCCGCACAAGCTCCCGCAGCTCTTTTAATTTGTACTTTCTCATGCTTTCCGCTCTCCCTTCTGTAATTCTCTGTAAATCAGGCTTGTTAAAAGCTGTTCGGCCTGCTGCTCGGTGTACCGGGTTTTTTCCTGCTCTGTTTCTTCGAGGATTGCGCTGAGGTCATCAACCGCCGAACGATTGTAAAAATACAAGGTATCGAGGACAGATGGCAGACCGGCGCACCAGTCAGCAAAAGCGGCGGCTTCATTGCCGTGATAATAGCGGACATCTTGCGGACACCAGTATTTTTCACTTCTGAATGTGTCGAGGATAAAAGCGGCGATTTCGGGGAACTTCTGCGGCGGGTTGTCCGTGTACCCTTCCGGCGTGAAATTACCCATGATATACACCCGGATGTTTTCGGCGGCTTTCTTGCTATTGGTTCTCAGCATTGTTAAAACTCCCTTCATCAATTGTTATCAAGTGTTTTATTGATGATTAGAGTATATCAAGTGTTTTATTGATTGTCAAGTGTTTTATTGATATTTTATCAAGTTTTTTATTGACGCTTGCAACCGTCTGAAAAACTACACTTTTTCGCACTATACATTATAAAGGGCAAAAACGCCGCCCCGATCAGGCCAGAACCCCGGCAACGCCCACGCCGCCCCGGTGGAACCCGCCGCCGGTCAGCCGGGGAAAGGAAAAGCCGCCGACCTCGTGAGGGAGATCGGCAGCTCTGTCAAAGTCGCAGACCCTCGCCGGAAAGTCGCAAAGTCGTTCGGGCGAAAGTCGTGAAAGTCGTAGGAAAGTCGTAAAGTCGCTCGGCATAGTCGTAAGCCATAGTCGTGAAAGTCGCTCAGTCCTCCGGGTCATAGTCGCTGGACGCACCCACCACATCTTCGAGGTACTTCTTTTCCAAGTCCTCGGCGGGAACCTGATCTCCGAGCTGCTGGTTGGGAGTCAACACGACCTCCTGCTTGTCCGCATAGCCAAAATGGTTCTTCATCAGGAAGATTGCCGTGACAGGGTTGACCTTTCCGTTCTGTGCGTAATCTTCCATCTGTGCGTTCAAAAATTGATACGCTTTTTTTATAAGGTCACGGCTTGCGGGGGGTAAATAGTCGCTGTCGATACCATTAGCCCATGCCCACAATGTTTTCCTGTGTACTCCAAAAGCCAATGCCATTCCTGCCACACTCGGCTTCATATCGTCCTCAGCACAGATTTCAAGATACTGACCAATGCGTTCCTTAACCTGTGCAGGCTCCTTCATGTCAGGTGTCTCCCAATCCCACATTCTTAGCGAGTGGGCAATATATTTTCGGTTCTCACCCGGCTCCATGTGAACGCTCAGAGCGTCAGTTCTGTCAGGCCGCTTATTGCCACCAGTACCCTTCGGCCTGCCACGACCACGCTTTTTCACAATTTCATCTGCCATAGTCGTTTTCTCCTTTCAAAGTCGCCAAGGTGATAAAGGTGAGTAATCGGGTGCATTTCCCTATAACTATTTCTATATACGCGCGTATAAGAGAGAGTTATAGGCATTTATGCCCGATTACTCACCTAACTCACCTAAAATACGAAAAACAATTTTTCAAAACACGCCAATTTGAAAAAAGTCTTTGCAAAAACACTCACCTTTATCACCTTTATCACCTAACTACCAATCGGCGTTGATGACCACCTTGTTCCCATGAGCGAGTGCTTCCGTCACAATCCACTCCACACCGTCCCAGTTGTAGACCTCTTTCTTCACGGCGTAGTCTGCGAGCTGTTTTGCCTGCTCGTTGTCAAGAACCATGTCCTTACCATACCAGTCGTTTTCCTTGGTTCGCTTCTCGTAAGGAACATAGTAGCCGAGCCTTTCCAGAAAGTCGTACCAAAGACTACCGCCGCTGTCGGTGCTGGCAACATCTACCGTATTGACGACCTCACCACAATGAGGGCAGCGGACATCTTTGCGTTCCATGACCGTAATATCAAGACCCACTTTCCAACACCTCCTGAGCCATCTTCACCAGCTCGACCAAATCATAAAACCGCCGAGGGTCTAACCCAGTCTGCCGCTTCACCTTGTCCAAGTGATAGAGAACCGTGTTTCTGTGTGCGAAAATAGCACGAGCAACATCGGTGACATTCATGTTATGATTTGCCATCGCTATAACAATGTGAGCGTCTTCCTTATCCATGGTCGATCTCCTTTCGCAGCTCGTCATAGAGTTCCGAAAAGCGGCGGTTCCAGTGGCGCAGTCGCCAGAGGAATAGACAGCCTGCAACAATCCATTCAACGGCGGCAATAGTTGTCAGAATGTCACTCATGCCCTATGCTCCTTTCTCGCAAAACGATTGAGCAACACACTCACGGTGAGCTGACCAATCCTGTTCACATAGGGACAGTTGAAGCGGTCAGGGTGAGGAACACTGTTGCCGAGGTCAATGACCAGATCACGGGTGTTGTAGGAAATGTCTTTCGTGATAGTCGGCGTGGCATAGATCACCACATCACGGTTCATTGTGGCCTGCAAGAGACTCTTGGTTTTGGAGTGCGCTACCGTCACAGTTGCGTTACCGAGGGTGAGGTACTTTGCCAAGTTCTGAACGGCATGACCCCGGCCTACAATGGTAATGTCCTTAGCGTGAACCAAGTCCAATGCCAGCAGGAGCGCCAAAGTTGCCTGAGACACCGAGGACATTCCCTGTGAGTAGGAGTGGTCAATGTCAACCTCGGCGGTGAGCTTAATGTCAGAGGGGACGGTTTCTCTGTCCACCACAACGGCCTTGTACGGAGGACAGGGATATTGAGTGAGGTCACAGTCAATGCTCAACAGGTCAGCCTTGCGCTTGACCGCTTTCAGAAATACGCTCTCGTAGGAACCCAGCAACAGCAGTCTACCGGTAGGGTGAAAGCGGGTGGTTTCCTCGTCCAAGGTGGCAGAAAGCGTTTTGATTTGCTCCATTACATCATTCATAGTGCTTCTCCTTTCTTTCAAAGTCATGGAGGGAGATCATCTTTTCACGGGTGAGCTTGTCAACCACCCGACCGATCTCAGAGTAGCCGCAGACCGCCGCCAGCCGTTCAAGGTTGCCCTTGGTCTGTGCTGTGACCACGACGGAAATGCGGCGGAGGTTCTTTTTCTCAGTCTTCATCGCTGTCCTCCTTGTTGCCGTGAATGGAAGCAGAGATGAACGATTGCAACAGCACAAAGGCTTCTTCTTTGGTCGCACCAGCATTGAGTAAAGCCCTGTAAAAATTCAGAGACATTTCAGCCAAAGCACCAACGGCGTTCAGCAACTCTCTCACAGCGTCATTATTCATCGTTGTTCACCTCTGTAAATGCTCTTGCGAGATCGTCAATGTACTGGTGCATAAGCCTGTCAGCTACGCTGTACTCGTTCTGACACCAGAAGGAGAATTTCAGGTGCAACAACTCATGCACCAATGTCTTTTCAAAGTTGAACGGTACAATGCGGTCACCATAGCAGGCGGGGTTGATGATCTCGATACGAGCGGTCTTGATGGACTCCGACCAATCCGTACACCCAGTCGCATTACTGACGGACATTTCTTCGGGGCGAAGGTGAGTGACGAGCTTTATGCGCCACTCCTGCAAACATAGCTTCTTCTGCCACTTTTCCAGTAGGCGTTGTTCCTCAGTCGTTGCGATCATACAATCTCTCCTTTCTGAACTGCTCAATATCTCGGTCGATCAGGCAATTCAGTTCGGCTTCCGCCATGAACGCAGCGAACACCTTGCCGCACTTCACGCAGTAGTTAATGAAGTGATACCCATTTGTGTCATGAATGGTTTGAAGGTTCTTATCGTACAGGCGGTGTCCACCAGTCAGGAAACACTTAATCCTTTTCCACTTCATCACGGACGCTCCTTTGTAATGCGGATTTTTCTCAGCCGCTTACCACAACGCTTGCAGACTTCATAATTGCTCTGCCAACGGTGAGAACCATTCCGACACCTGACCTGAATGTGAACATACGGGTCTGCTGTGTGGATACCGAAACGGCAGAGGATAGAATTACATGACCGGTTCATTAAGACGCTCCTTTCAGTCTGAGGTTCTTGTAGACGGGGTAGCCCTGATACACGACCTTTCCGCCGTGCCACTCAGGGTGAGTCTCCATGTCAGCGTTGAACCGCTTGGCGGAACAGGCGAAGTATCCATTGGACTTGCACCAAATCTTGTAAGCGTCAAACAGAGACTTCGAGCGGGTGTTGACCCCCTCAGCCTGTTCACAGCGTTCTTCGAGGAACTGCAAGCACAGATCGTTGTCACGCTCGTACTGATTGACCACCTTCCGCATGGCGGGGGACATTTTCAGGCCGAACCGCTTGTACTTGAAGTACCCAGCGACCAGCCAAGCGAAAATGCCTTGCATAGCTTCCTGTGTCTGGAACTCGTTTTTCAAGTTCTTATCCTGCTCCGCTTCGGTGAAGTGGCGGTTAAACTCAATGACCCGCACACGGTCGGAAGCGAACAGGGACTTATCGCTGACAGTGGGAAGATCGTTACACGAGAGCCAAAGGGTGAACTGCGGCAGGAAAGTCGTGGCAGTCTCATAGAGGTTTCGGGCTTTGATTTCCTCGCCGCCTGTGAGCTGCTTGATCGTTTCCTCGTCCAGCTTGCCATACTGGTTGCTCTCTGCCATTGTGACGAACCGTTTGCCTTTCAAGGAAGCCAGCATGGGGTTCGCTGCTTCGGCGTTCTTCGAGCGCTCTGCCTTGCAGATGATTGACACGGGGGACACGGAAGCATAATCACCGAGAAGGTGGTGAATTGCCGAGAGCATGGTGGACTTGCCGTTGCGAGTGGTCTTGCCATGGAGAATGAACATACATTCCTCGTTCGCCATACCCAGCATGGAGTACCCCAGCGCCTTTTGAAGATAATCAGCCTTGTCTTCGTCATTACAAGTGACCTCTGCAACGAACTTCTCCCAGCGGCGGCACCGTGCGTCCTGTAAGGTGTAGTTGAAGTTGGTCTGCATAGTCAGGAAGTCTTTCCAGTCATGTTCCCGGAACTCCATTTTTTCGAGGTCGAAAGTGCCGTTCTTGCAGTTGATAAGGTAGGGGTTTGCGTCAAACTCTGCCGAAGCGATAGGAAGCACACTGGCAGCGTCCTTCATCAGCCGGTCACGGAAGCGCCGGTCGCCCATCTTTACGATGAACTTCATGTACTCAGAACGCCGTTCTTCGTTGGCAATCTCACCGCAGTAGAGAGCCATCAGGCGGCAGAACTCCTTGATCTTCTCCGCTACCAGCAGAGAACCCGTGTCCTTGCGCCATGCACCTTCGGAGTAGGTGAACCAGCTTTTCGCTTCGGGGCAGTAGCGGGTATCATTCTTGTAGCACTCGGAGAACAGCTCCGCCATGCCGGACTCGTCCCACGAATACCCCGTGCCGCTGATCGGGTGGCTATGCTCCGGCTGTGCTTCTTTAATCTGAAACATCACTCTGGACTGAGCTTCGTCCATGATGTAGCGACCATTGGAGAGCTGGAAAAGAGCCTGTTCTTCGGGGGCAGTCATGATTTCATCAGCCATTTTTAACACCTCTTTTCATCTTTGGCGGCTTCGGTAAAGGTGTCCAAGCTAAGACCTTTGCTTTCTGCCCTTGTGCCACCTCACCACCCCAATTTCCATTGAACTGGTATCCGATACCGAAGGTCTGATACATTCGGTTATACTCTCCGTAACGGAAATACTCGTACCAGCAAAGTACATTTTCGCCATTCGGAGGTAATACTTCATTTGCCAAAGTCCAAGTTATAGGAATGGTTTTCACGATAGGTATTTTTTTTATAGCATGAAATGCCGTAGGAATATCTCGGACAGCATTTAAGGCGTTAGTTAGATTGATATATTGACCCATATATTCTCACTTCCTTTTCTTCATCGCTCTCGCCAGCACCACGGCGGCGCAGTCCTGAGAGTCTTCGTCCCACCATGCACAGCGCTGTTTCTGGCAGGGGCAGAGGGGAATATCTTCGGGGCAACTCATTGATAACGGACAGATTTTCTTCTCACTCTCCACTGTCTACACCCCCCCCATAGAAGAAAGCGTTCTTCAAAGCGGTGTCCACATGACGCATAATCTCAGGGGGCAGAGTACAGATGTACTCCCAGTCATCGGACACATCTACGACACGCACCTGTTCACACTCAACCATGCTCGGCTGTAAAGAACCTCAAGTGACAGCCACATGGGTCGGCAATTCCAGCCGCTTGATTTTAGTGGTCAGAGGAACGACAATGCTGGTGGAAGAAAATTGATTGCCGACATTGTTTTGCACAACCACCCACGGACGCTTACCGGCCTGAATATGACTGTTGGCAAGCATGGGAACATCAATGATAACAACATCGCCACGCTGATAAGGTTTCATAATTACCTCCTGTATCTGGTCACGCTGTTAACAATCAACTCGACCTCGGACTGAGGGAGCGGCGGCTTGCAAGCCTGTTGATTGGCGTATAACAGCTCTTTGTAAATCTCTGCTTTGGTGTATCCTTGGTTATGGAGCTGACCCGCCAGAGAAGTCAGGCTGAGGTTCCGGCTTCCCGGTGTGATAGGCGGGTATTCAGGCTTCAAATGCAGCTTGCCGTTTTCAGGGCGGCGATAGATGGGAGAATAGATACGCTGAGGGGCGACCGTACCTGAGCTACTTTCCTTCGGCGTGTCGGGAAAATACTTCTCGATCACATAGTCAATCGCTGACTGGTTTTCAATGATCTCGGAAAAGATCAAAACCTCGCCGGTCATGATGAAGTACCGATTGCTCTTGTAAATCTCCACGGCGGCACGGTTGTTCTTGCCCTTGAAGGGCAGCTCACCACGAACGAGAATATGAACCCCTCTCCCGCTTCTGGACTTTTCCGTGTAGGACTGACAATGACCGATAATGTCAGCCGCCAGCGGGTTTAGAAGCCCATCAGTAAAGCCATCGTCAATGTCGATACCTACAACCCCTGTATCGTGAAACACATAGCCAAGACCGTCATAGTAGCCGTGCTGGACATTGTGTTCAGCATCAATGTAATTTGACCATGTATCCGGGTTAGAGGAAGAAGCCGCCTTTCTCACGGTAGCCTGCATGGGAACCTTTGACCCTTCCCATACATTGACCCATGCCTTTTCCGCTCGGAGTTCGGCGGGTATATCCAAATAGCTCATAGGCTTACCTCAGCTTTCATACGGACTCGGTAAAGACCAATCCCATCTATCACCGCCACGGTAGGCGTTGCGGAAGTGATTTCTCTTGCCATCGCCAGAGAACCACAAGTAATCCGCAGGGAGGACACGACCGACCTCAACCTGACCTTCTCTCTCTGCGTACCAGCGGGTCAGTACATCTATACAGAGAGTAATCAAACCATCATCGACCGGGTTTTCTTCGTTGTACCCTACAAATTGTTTGGGTGTAGTCACGACCGTTATAATGTCGCCGTAGCCGTGATCGACACGGTTGAGCGCACACCACACACAAGCAGCTTTCTCAGCGTCAGAGCTGACCCCTCTGGCTTCTCCCCATAGCATTTTCGCCAGTACAATCACTTCCTCGTCTGTCCACGGCTGAGGTGTTACCTCCGGTTCTGGCTCAGGGGTGACTACCTCTACCACCTCGACAACGGGAGAAGGTTCTTCAACCTCAACCGTGGGTAATTTCAGACAGAGGACTGCGACAATGGTGACGAACCACAGGAAGATTGAAAATCTCAGCCCCCGCAAGGGGTCTTAGACTTGCTGGACTTGGGCTTTGTCGAGGTTCCAGCAAAATAGAACTTGCCATCTATGCAGATGGGGAAATCAGGAAAGAGCTTGCTGGCGGTCTGTGTTCCACGGGAACAAATCTGCTCTGCCGCCGCCAGCGACATTTCATCTTTCACGAAGTCCTTTCCAGCAGCCATGATATACGGCACTTTGCCGTCAATGCTTTTCAGTTTCATCGGGTTCTTTCCTTTCTTTGTTCCATGCTTCAACATCAACGCCGATACGCTTCAACATTTCTTTGCAGAGCCATGTGTAATCGTCCGGCATTTGATAATACTGGATAAGGCGGTCATGCTCGGCGGAGAAAGCGTCATAGAACTTCCGCAGGCGCTTCTTGCCGAAACCAAGGTGAACATGGAGGGTATAAAGCACCATAGCGTCAATGTCATCGGCGTAGCGCCTGTCGGCTTCCACAATCTGACGATTGATTTCCATGTCCATCGCTTTCTTCTCGGCGGCAGTTAAGACCGCACCGAACACCTTACCGCCAGCTTTCTTAATCCTCATACCTCAATGTCCTCGAAGAAGACGGGATAGGTCTGTTTCAGCAGGGTCAGGAGCATATTGGCAACGATCCGCATATCAGGGTGAGCCGCTACGGGGCAGCGCATACGGCAGAAGTGCCGCCATTCTCTGAGGTCGGCGGTCATGACCACCTCGGTTTTCAAACTGTTCGGAAGGACAGATCGAGCTTCCTGCGGGGTGCAACCCTCGTTCAGCAGATCAAAGTAGGCGACCTCAGCGTGTTCACACGACCGCTTCCAGATGTGGTAGGTTGAGTCGGTCTTGGCGAAGGTAGAGGGACGAATGACGGTAATCTCGCCACCGAAGCCCTCTTTGCCGTAATTGCAGTACCGAGTGGACTCCTGACAGAACGCCGCCAGACGATGACGGACAATCTCATGGCTCACGCCCCGGTCACAGATGAAGCGGACAGTGAGAGAGCCATGCTCAATGACCGCTTCGTGACCCCGCTTAATAATGCCCCGGACGAACTTCTCTGCACTTCCATCTGTAATTTTGTCCTCGGACTTGTAACAAGTGCGCCCTGCGGCTTCGATGGTGGTCAGAAGGGTCTTATAATCGGGAGCGTTGATAAGCTCCACAGAAGGTTCACTGATTTTCACTTTCAGACTCCCTTTCATACCAAGGTTTGAAGTTGATAATCTGTTCGTGGAGGTGGTTTGCTCTGCCATCGAAACAGATTGTACGGTCATCGACATGAACGATGGAGGGAACTTTTCTTGCTTGAATTTGCACCATAGGAAATCCGTAGTGTTTCAACCATTCAGCAATCGCCGTCTGTCCCTCAAAGGACTCCGCACGAGAAGAACAGATGACCACACATAAACCATCGCTTATGAGTTGTTCAATGACCTCTTTAATCCCTTCTACGGGAGGGTCGGGGATAACAGCGGCACCCTTCCACCCGCTTCGGTAGGAATGAATTACACCATCGAAATCGAAAGAAACTGTTGGAATATACATACTTCACACCCCCGCAACATGGCTTGCCAGCATATCGGCTTGGTGTGTCCACAGCACATTCGGGTACTGGCTGACTGCTCTGGTGTAGTCATTCCACTCGGACTTGTCGGTGAAAGCGCCCATGTGATAGCGGATACACATGATTTCTTCATCAGTCAGTGTGTAGAACTGAGAGAGAAGCATGACGGACTTATCGCCGTGACCTTTCAGAAGGGTGTCGGGGTTGTACTCCCACGCCTGTTCGTCATAGATTGGTGTGCGCCCACCATTAAATTCTTCAATGTGGCCTGTTACCGGGTGGCGGTACTGGTCGATCTTACATAGGTCATGGAACATACCCACGATGAAGGGAGAACGAGCCTTGCGCCAGATCAGATGATTGGCCTGAGTGAGCGCCAGAAGGTACTCCGTAACCATGCGGGAGTGGTTCAGAAGACCGCCCTCGTAATTGCCGTGGTACTTGGTGGAAGCAGGGGCGGTGAAGAAGCCGTAAGCCATCAGGTACTCCATCATGTCATCGGAAACAACAGAGGTTCCGTCAGGCAACTTCATGAAGTTCAGAAAATCGGTCACTTCGGACTTGGAGAAGCAGTCAGGCATTTTCGCACTCCTTTCTATGGATACTCTTTTCGCTGTCGAACCCGTCAGGGTAACGAGCCAGCAGCTTATCGACATTGTGCTGTGCCACATATTCGAGGGTCACACCCAAGCCGGTCGCCAACTGTGCGACATACCAGAGAACATCGCCCAGCTCGTCAACCATCTTCATCGGGTCGAAAGCATGACCCTGAAACTCGGTCTTTTTCAGAATGTCGATACACTCTCCGGCTTCGCCGTTCAGACCGTAACAGCCGTTGCGAACTTTATCCCATGAAGTCAGGTCGCCGGAAGTGCGCTCGGCGGCTTTCTGATAATCATTCAGCGTCATCGGCAACCTCCATTTCCACCACCGTCATAATGGCGTAGTTAGCGAGGTCAATCAGGGTGTCACGGATAGACTCGTCATTGACCTTCTGTTCACCGCCACGGGAGAGAGTTTTGAAGCGGCTGAACTTATCACCCAACCGAATACGAGCCATCGCCATTCCTTCTTCAACGAAGGTCTGGTGAAAGCTGTCACCGTAGTCATGGTTCTTACGCTCATAGAGATTGTTGATCTCCTTGCAGATTTCAGCGTGGCGCTGAACCTTGGAGAGCGAACAAATATAGGCTTCTGCCATTGTAGCTTATCCTCACTTTCAACATAGTTTTCAACATACCATTGGCGAGGGAGAGCCTTTCAAATTAGCCCTCCCTCGCACTCGGTATCAGCCAAGGAGAGCTGCCAAATCCATCGGGGTCTTAGGAGCGGCCTGAGAAGCCGCAGGAGCGGTTTTAACAGCGGGGGTAGTAACCGTATTGCCAGCGCCGCCCCAGCCCTCAGAGGGGCGTTTATCCGCCAAACGGACGAAGGTAATGCTCTGTCCGGGCTTCTTCTTGTTCTCCTGAACATCATGTTCCACATCGCACTCAATGAAGTGACCAATCAGGTCGGTGTGGTCGATCTCGGTCAGGTCGAAGTTACCGAGCGCAGTCTTGGCGAAGTAGCTGAAAGCGTTGTATGCACCCTCGTTGGGAGAGCCATCGGATTTCAGTAAGGAGAAGCGCTCGATGTGCTTACTGCCGGTCTGCGTCTGCATATAGATTTCCAGCTTGCCGAAGTCTTCCTTGTACTTCACATCGGTAATTTGAAAGACATGAGTACCTTCGGGAATGAGGGTGAAACCCTCGGTGAGTCCGATTTTAGCCATTGTTTTATCGTCCTTTCTTGATCTTGTAATAGTGTCTGCTATATTAGCAACGAGAGTTATTAGGTTTTCGGCACAAGTGCTTTGACCTAAGCACCCACCTCCACAATAAACACCGAAATATTCATTGTAATAGATGGGGCAACCACCACAAACGCTCATACTTCTTTTATGGTGTGGAAATTGAGCTGTTTTGTGTACTCACAGGGGAAGATGATACCGACCAACTGGTCTTCATCATCGGGGTACTTGGCGTACTGCTTGACCAGCAGGGCTTTCGGTACGCTCTTGTCGCTTTCCAGATCGTAAGCATACAGAATTTCGCAGAAGTCAGACTTCTCGATCAGCGACCAGTCATCATTGGTGATGGGAAGGGTCATGGTGCTGTCCTGCGTGGCGAAGATACGAACACAATCCTTGATTGCGCCGTCCGGCTCAGGCATGATTGCCTTGACCAGCGTAGCGTACTCGGTGCAACCGACCTGAGAAATCAGGCGACCAATGCCATCAGGCATTTTCTCGTTGCTGTACCCGGTCACGCTGCGGATACCATCGGGAATGAGCATAAGTACGGACGGGGAAGCAAGCCAGCGTTCGTCCATGTACTCGTAGATAGCGCCGCCATCAGGGGCGAGGGACTTCACGAACTTGGAAAACTTCATAGGTCAATCCTCCTTAATGATTTTTGGGGAAATGCGGTAGCTGTCCTCGGTGGTCGTGTACTTCGCCAGAATACCGTCCGCTTTCATAGCGTCCTTGTCGATCTTCGTGGTAGAAGTGCGGCTGACCTCCCAATTATAGGCAGAACCAGCGATAGACACCTTCTTGTCACCGTCACGGAACTGAGCGATTGCGGCTTTCTTAATCATGTCAGTCACAACCTTGTACCGTTTTTCCATGTCCGGGATACCTTCATGAGCCAAAATCCGTTCCATGGTGTCTTTCAGGTCTTCGGCTTCCTTGACCAGTGCCGCCATATCCGTTTCAGGGGACAGGTTGTTGGTGCGGAGAGCTTTCAGGATTTCAGCGTCCTTGCGCTCGTCAAAGGCGGGAGAAATGCCGCTCTCCACATAGTCCTTCCACCATTTCAGGGCAGGCTTCACATACTTCTTCTCGAAGTCAGGATACCGCTCAGATACCTTGAAGGGACGGGTGATGGTATTCTCACCGCTACACACGAACTTCTCAGGGGCATCGTAGTCCTTGGGTTCAAGGAAGGAAGCGACCATGATAACCTCGTCCACGCCGAGAAGGTAAGCGTACAACGCCGCCTGCAAAGCGTAATACTCAGGAATATCGTCCTTCCAGTCCTCGACACGCTTGGAAGTCTTCATTTCGAGGACGGTGGTGGGCTTACCATCTTTGCCATAGAGCAAGTAGTCCCACATACCGCCGAGAACGGGGCTTTCTCTAAAGAAGTCACCGTAGGTCTGACGGAAGTAGTCTTTGCCCCAAATGTCGGTCGGTGTGACCAGATTGCTCATGAAGTAGGTCTGCTTCATGTACTCAGCCTGCTTAGGCTCGATGGTCTTACCAGCGATGGTGTAGATCGTGTCCTCGAAAGGCTTCTGATAGGTGCGGGTCACTTCGCACCAAATCTCGAACGGTGTAGACCACGGGTTCAGACCGAGGATAGTGGCGAAGCGAGTACCGGTCAGCTTCTTCGGACGCTTGGGAGGGATAATCTGGATTTTGTTACCGTCAAGCCATTCCATTTTTGTCTACCTCCTTATAATTCACAAATTCATCAGCGGCACATTCCCGAACGGCAGCATCAGGATTGTTACCGTAGAGCTTACAGCAATCCGCTTCCAAGTCTGCGTTGACGCACTTACGGCAATCAATTTCAATCATGCCTTAGCCCTCCTTCGCCGCCTTCATTTCGTAGCCAGCATATTGTTCACGCCCTCAATCAGAGCGTCACACTTGTCAGCTTCGATCTTGGAAAAGCCCTCGGTCTTCATGGCGATGGTTTGCACGAACTGTTCCTGCTCTGCGTCAATATCCATGAGCTTTTTCAGCAGACTTTTCAGCGTACCGACCTGTTCCTCGGTAGCCGCACCAGCAGGAGCGCCGGTCAGTTCCTTCTTGATTTCCTGACGCTGTTCAGTGGTCACAGGGGGTTTCTTCGTGACGGTGGGAGCGGGTGCGGGAGTTGTGTCAAACTCGCCGCTGTCGATACTGTCATGCTCCACAATGTCCAAAACGAGCTGCCACAGGTAGCGGCGAATGTAGGTGATGGAGCTGCCGGTCGCCTGCATTTCGTTTGTGACCTGATTGCCAGCGTTGGACACGATGGGGGCGATGGGGGTGTACGGTGCAACAAAGTCAATGAAGTCCTCACGGTCATCGACATTGTAGACACGAGCGGTCGCTTTGTCGCCGTACATGGACGGAACCATCATTAGACCGATTTCAAGGAAAATCTGCTCGGCCTTGGGAACAATGTCTGCCAGCTCGAAATACTTATATTCGAGCTTCATGTGCTTGCCGCTCTTGTCCACGCCAGCTTCGAGGAAACGCACACGGGCAAGCTGCAACTTCTTGAACACATTCATGGTGGAATAATCCACCGCCGCAGTCTCAGCGGCTTTCTTGGTAGTAGCCATATTTATACCTCTAACATTTCTAATAATTTTTTCTTGATGGAATTGACTCTGCGGGTATTTCGCTTGGGTGGCTTCTCTCCGAGGAAATCTCGAACATAACGCCGTGCCAGCCGGATATACCAGTCACGGTCAACCACATCAATCGTCAGGTGATTGTCGTTGTCTACGACACATTTTGCGGGGAGTCCAGCAATCTTGACGGGATTGCCAGTGCCAAGGTGGATTTTGTAGAGGGTTCCGCACCGATGATCTTCCGTGGCATATACCCGGTTGACCTTCTGCACGACCTCCATCTGACCGTCTACCTCATGGAGAGCGTCACCATACTTACTCCCGGCCTTGGCGACCAACTGGAAGTCCAGCAGGCGGTCACAGCTCATGATGGTATCTTCGACCGGGATACCATAGGCCAGATAATCTTTGACCGCCTTGGCGACCACACAAGCGTTGTTGTTGATGTTGAACGCTCCTGCCGGGGCAATTCCACGAACGAGAACGCCACCCTTGATTTTGGGGTCGCCCTCGAAAGGAACCTCGACATAATTGTTCACATCTTTCTGACAAATCATCTTGATAAGGTCTTCCTCCAACTCAAAGCCGGTTCTGTCCTGCCACTCCTGCGTGATCTCCTGATACACGGGAACATCGCAGTCATCAAGGCTGACCATGATACCATCGGTGTTGAGCTGAATGATCTTCAAGGTGGGGCAGTCCTGAACAAGATGTTCCGCCATTTCGAGCAACTGCAACTGACCTGAGATACAGACCGAGCGCCCCATAAGCGGGTCATACAGGTCGTTGTAGCGGTTCAGCATAGCGCCGTAGGTGGTGTTCAGTACCAACTTCAAGGCGTTTGCCGTAGCCTTATCACCAGCCCTCTTTGCTTTAACACGCCGCTCAATGGTGGCGGCATACACATCGGGGGAGGGAATATTTCGGCTACAATAACCGTTCAAGGTCATCTGGTGCGGGTAGTAGCTTGCAACATCTTTGTTGCGGATAGAGCGGGTTTCCGTTGCTTCCTCTCGGTAACACGGGATAGCCCCGTGAATACCACCATAGGCGATGGTGCAAGGACAGCCGCCCACCATCAGATCGAGCTTTTCCTTGAACACCACTTCGTCAGGAATACTCTTGTCCTTCAACCGTTCGAAGAAGTCGAACACTTCCTGCGGAATGTACTGACGAAGCAGCTTCGGCGGATACTGATATTCCCGCTCGTCATAGTGCGGTTTCTGCTCTGCGTCAAGGTAAGCAGCGGTCAGCTTGGCGTTGGTCATGTAGAGGGCTTTTGCAGGATACAGCCCCTTTTCACGACCCAGCGTGAGCTTACTGGACAGGTAGCCTTGACGAAGATCGTCCAGCCTGTCGGTTGCGTCAACATCATGGCGGCAATAGAACTCGACCTCTCGCTTCTCGTCCTCAGTCAGAGGGCGGTCGATGTTAAACGGGACAGTGGTTTCACGAATGTCCATTCCGAGGTGCGCTTCGATTGCTTTCAAGGACAACCCCATCTGGCAATCGTCCATCAGGTCATATTGATCGAAGAAAATCCCGCAGTCACGGAGAGGGGCGTACTCCCAGCCCTCGTGACCACCAACGATAATAAAATCGTTGACCGCTTTGATTTCCTCCGGCGTGAAGCCTGAGAGAACCGCTTTCAGAATGAATTGGTCATAGTGCTTATTGTTGAACCCTGCCAACAGGGGGTCTTGGGTCATGAACTGTTCGACCGCTTCATTGTCATTCCAGATGACGGTGTATTCCCCCGTGACCTTGTTCTTGAAGACAAAAAGCCAATCGTAGGCAAACACCTCGCAGTCGAAAATGAATGGTTCAAGGTTCAGCGGTATCACCTCCTAATACTGCACCCCATTGTTGCGCCATAGCGTTCGCAATACCGGGAAATGTTTTTGAACGGGCTTTGGAATTGTGAGGTATCCTCGCCCCGTAGCTGTCCCCCCCCCGCCTTGCGGCCTGTTCCGGCAGGAACAAAGGGCTTCCATTCTGTAAGAACATTGGTGTAAACCAACGGCGGAAGATTTTTCAGCCAAAGATAGGTGAGTTTACTCCACGGGTCGCCAAATTGATATGGCTGTATTCGCTGATCTTCTTTTGGCAATTCAACGATTTTGAGAGGGCGGGGGTTCTCAATAGCCACTCGATCACAGTCAGCATTTAGAAATCGAAGGAAAAACGCTTTGGCTTCCATCGCCTTTTGGAATCGAGCTTTATCAATTTGACCCTTACGGGGATACATTCGACACGCTCCCGCATTACTCATGAAAGTGCAAGGCGGGTGAGCAATTATCAAATCCCACCGCTCAACATAATGAGCTTTTCCGTCTTCGGTTTTGAAAACCAGATACCGTCCGAGTAACAGTAGAGCGTCCACTTTAATGTGCCATTCCGGGTGTCCACCTGAACACTCCTGAATGTCACAGGAGTAGGCTTCATACCCCAAACGCCGAAACGCAATACAGACAGCTTGACTTTCCTCGCAGGCAACGAGAACCTTTATATCAGTTCTCTCCGTCAATGAACTTGCACCCCGCTTTCCGGTAGGTGGTACACCGCTTTTTGTAGCTTCGCACGAGGTACTGGATACCATCGTCCACATAGTCATAGGCGATGGGTTCTCCCTTGCCCTCGAAGGTACGAGCGATACGACCAATGCTCTGAGTTATCACAGCGTAGTCTTTCTGCGGTGTAGTCAGGTACAGACGGTCGAGCCGGGGAATATCCAAACCCTCTTTTGCCAGAGAGTAAGTAGCGAACAGATACCGCTTGCGTCCCTGCCGCATTTCCTCAATGGCCTGTTCTCGGAGAGTCTTGGCTTTCTTCGTGGTCATCTTCCCATCAATCATGACCGCCTGTTTTCTCAGGTCGGGCGGAAGCCTGTTCATCAGGGTTTCCAAGTGCGTCAGCCGGTCGGAGAGAATGAGATTGTAGTGATCTCGGTTTGCTACGAGATCGGCGACAATCAGGTTGTTCCGGGGATAACGGTCAGCGAGGAAATTAACCAACTTGGCATAGATGATCGTACCGTCCGTGTCCAAAAACTCACGGCTGAGTCCTTGATGTGTGGCACGGGGCAAAACGCTGACGGTCATGATCTTATCTTTCACCGCTTCCTCCGGCACTTGATAGGCAATCCCGCCCAGCAAGGCGTAAGTGGCGGCAATCATACCGTCTGCCCGATGAACCGTAGCGGATAGGCCGTACTTGTGTCGAGCTGCCAGAGCGTTCAGCACCTTTGAGAACTGCGTCATAGCGGTTGGGGTTCCGGCTACACGGTGGCACTCGTCCACGATGATACAATCCCAAACATCACGATACTGGCTCAGATCGAGGTTGCACATGGTCTGTACCGTTGCGAAGGTGATTGCTTTACCGATTTGAACCCTACCTTCGGTGATCGTGCCAGTCAGAGAAGGACTCATGTACTGCTCCGCTCGGCTTTTGCTCTGTACGAGCAAATCCCGTGTATGGGTCAGCCAGAGTGTCCTTCGACCTGTATCTGCCGCAACAGCAATTCCGATCTGTGTCTTACCGCACCCCGCAGGGGCTTGAAGAATACCATAGTAGGCAGTTATCAGTGCTTCCTTGGCTTCCACTTGGTAGTCATAGAGCGGAATGGTGCAACCGAAGTCCACCTCGGTAGGTGTAGGAAGATTGACCTTCATGTGGCAATCGTCCATCGCCAGCACATCATTCAAGCACCCGTAGGGAAGAACCAGTGTGTCACCGTCCCATTGGAACAGGTACAACTTCTCAGGGGTGTTGCCGACCCAAAAGTGCATACGGACTTTCTTGGCGTACTCAGGATTGGGAAGGATAAGCTGCTTCTTGCACCATGTAAGCAACTGCTCAGACGGGTTCTCAATTCGGAGCTGGTTGCCAACAGCTACTTGCATTGGGACACCCACTCTCCGAGTGTGATACCGTATCGCCTAATATCGTTGGCAGACAGCACAGTTCGCAAAACGGACAATTCCAAAAGCGTAGAGAAGGAGATGAACCGAACTTCACCAGTTATCAACCTGATTGCAAACCAGCCCTCTCCATTCCCGGTTTCCTTCCAGAGCGTCATAGCGGAAAACTGGTTTTCTTCGATACGCTCCATCTTGAAAATGTTCTTGGAACAATCCTTACAGTCAATGGGATAGCTAACACCGTTTCGAGCCGCAATTACATCGAATGGCTGACCTTGACTGTTCTGAGCGAGATTGTGCGCCCAAAAGCCACAACCCGACAGGCTCAGGCATAAGTCTCTTTCAAAGCCAGTGCCAACCTTGCGATTGACATTCATGTTTTCACTCCTTTCACCGCCCCTGACGGGGCGGGATTTACGAGATACCCGATCAAATGCAGAAGCCGAAGGACACGCCAGCGGAGATGCTGGCGATGCTACCGGTGGCGCCGCCGCTGTTGTACACACTACAGAAGCCGATGGTGTAGCCGGAACGAGGAGAACGCTCCCACCTCCAATCCCTCTCACCATTCTGCTTGCACTTGCCATAGGGCGTGTTCTCTCGCTTGTACCAGTCGTACCACTTACCCTCACCGCCGCAGGAATAAATCTTGCGACCGAAGACCTCCTGCTCAGAAAGAACGAACAGCTTGTCAACGGAAGGAACCAGCATTTCGTTCTTACCGCTCTTTGCGGTGATCTTCACCACGGGCTTGATGACCACTTTCAGATCAGCAGGAAGCTGCTTCTCGAAGAAGTTGCCGTTGAGCTTGGCACGGAGATAGGAAGCGTCCCAGCCGCCCTCGTTGGTAGACTTCTCATTCATGGGAATGTCACCGTCAATGGTTTCAACGGTTTCAAAGGTGATGTGGGTCAGACTGCCGTCCTCAGCGTAGTCATGGTTGAACCCGATGATACGGGCAGTCAGGTAAGAGCCATCAGCCAGACGGAATTTCTTGGTGTCACCGACCTCGAACACCTTGTCAGCAAGGCCGATGGAAGAATACATATTGATCTCGTCCCAAGAACAGTCTTCCAGCTTATAGCGCTTCGGGGAGGGGCGACCGCCGAACATGACACCATACACAGAATTAAGGTGAAGTTTGACGGTATCGGTATCCACATAGCCCGTAGGCATAAGGGTTTCGATCATCTTCTTCTGAGAAGCGATGGTTTTCTCCATCTTCTCGAACTCGTCAGCGAGTTTCGCAATCGTGCTATTCATAAAGTTCTCCTTTACAAAATGATAGGTTCTGATATAATCAGATTGAGCTTTTACGCTTTCCGTTGATGGAAGTACCAGTTCCGTCAGCGGCTCTTTCTTTTTCTCGGCGGGGCGGGATAAAACGCACCAGACAGCTCACAGAACAGCCAGAAGCAGCCAAGGCCGATACCCATACGAACCATGCCTGCGCCGAGAGCCATCGTGTCCTGCTCTACCGCACCAACGACACCCAACAGGTAGAAAAACGAGAGAAATGCCAATACTCCAAATACCTTTTTCATTATCTGTTCCTCCAAACCATAGGTTTCCATTGATACGGTGTTCCGTACTTCTGCTCGTACCAGCTCTCGAACTGCTTGCGGTTCGTTTCGTCCTTGAAAAACTCTCGGACAGATCGAGCAAGGAGTGAGCTGAACGCTTTGGCCTGTCCTCGCACTTCCGGGGCAAATGCACTGTCGCTCATGACACACCGCCGATCTGCCGCTCGTACCAGTCCAGAATGTCGATAGACTCAGCGATGATCTTGTCCACAGAAGGGCCGTTACGAGTCCCTGCGAGAATTGCACTCAGGACAGGGCCGTTCGTTTCAATACCCCGCTTTCGGAGCATATCAATCAGCCATGCAAACGACAGGTGATTGACGCTCAGGCGATAGCGAATTTTCTCACGCTCTTTCACAAAACCTCTCCTTTCTTTGAATTGAGAACAATATTTATTGACAACCAGTGGGCGTAATGGTACAATTTACTTGCCAGACAATTAAACCATTGACCACAGCAACCGCCGAAAAAAGAAAACCTTTCGGGGGTCGGGTTTTTGTTGTCAAAATCTCTTGTTCACAATTCAGAGTATATCGCAGTTTTCTGCGAATGTCAATGGTATTTTCGCAGTTTTCTGCGAATTATTTTTAGGAGGTGCTATATGAATATTGAATTGACAGTGGAGAGAATCAAAACTCTCAGTAAAACTAAGGGGTTTAAGACCAAGTATATTTGTAAAAACCTTGGTGTTCGGGATAATTATTTTACAGATTGCAAAGCGAAAAAACTGATAATCCCCGATGATATTCTAAAGCCACTGGCTATTATGCTTGACACCTCTATTGACTATTTGAAAGGCGAAACTGACGACCCTCTCTTTCACTTGTCCTCTGTTGGTTTGACCACCGAACCTTATGAAAAGAATGGCAAGCGACCTATTTTCGGCCATGCGTCCGCAGGAAAAGGTGTCATCGCTCAGCAAGAAGCATTGGGGTATGAACAAGTTGACCCCGAATATGACTGTGATGATTGTTTCTGGTTACAAGTTGACGGAGATAGTATGTCGCCAGTCTTAGACGATCACGATTTAGTGCTGGTTAAAAAGGATACACCTCCCGAAACAGATACTCTTATGGTTGTCATTGTCGATGACGAAGAAGGATTTGTTAAGAAAATCAGCATTGATGAAGATACTGTGACCCTTCGCTCTTTTAATCCACACTATCCTCCCCGTGTTTTTGGCGGTGTTGAAATTGGACGATTGCGCTTTGTCGGTAGAGTCATGGAGTTAAAAAGGAGATTTGCATGAAAAGATTTCCAATCGACCTCTCCTGTCTGACAGAGGAAGAAATCTCTCAATTTCAAGAAGACCCATATACGCTTTACAACGGCGATCAAGAAGTTGCTCTCTATCTTCGGTATAGCTCCACAGGTCAAAGTGACCAATCCATTGAAGGGCAGCTTCGTGACTGCCGTGCCTTCTGTAAAGCAAACCACTACCGCATTGTAGCAATCTATGTTGACCGAGCAACGACCGCTCGCAAAGATGTGGAAAAGCGGGTTCACCTCATGGAAATGGTTGCGGATAGCGCAAAGCAGAATTGGGAATATGTCATCGTCTGGAAGCTCGACCGTTTTGCTCGTAACCGCAACGATAGCGCAATTATGAAAATGCGTCTGCGGAAGAACGGCGTGAAAGTCCTCTCCGCCACAGAACACCTTACCGACAGCCCTGAGAGTATCATCTTGGAGTCCGTGTTAGAGGGTATGGCTGAGTTTTTCTCTGCCGAGCTGTCACAGAAGGTCACGAGAGGTATGCGTGAGTCTGCCTTGAAGTGCCACAGTGTAGGCGGTCATATTCCCCTTGGGTACAAGGTGGAAAATCACAAGCTGGTCGTTGACCCTGACACCGCTCACATCGTTCAAGAAGCGTTCTCTCTTTACGCCAACGGCGAAAGCGTAGCTGATATTTGCAGAAAGTTTAACTCTGCCGGATATAAGACCGCCAAAAACACGGAGTTCAACCGCAGTAGCTTTAAGGCCATGTTCCGTAATACTCGCTACATCGGCACTTATACCTACAAGGATATTGTCATTGAAAATGGTATTCCCGCCATCATTGATAAGGAGTTGTTTGAAACGGTACAGCGGCGGCTTTCTAAGACCGCCACAGCCCCGGCAAGGGGCAAGGCTAAGGTAGATTACCTCTTGTCTGGAAAGCTGTTCTGCGGTCATTGTGGGGCTTCTATGAACGGTGAAAGCGGAGCCGGTAGACATGGCAAGGTCTACCACTACTATTCCTGTTACACCAAAAAGAGAAAACTTGGGTGTGACAAGCGGCCTTTGAAAAAAGATTATATCGAAGGGATAGTAGCCCGTGACGCTCTCAACCTTTTGACCGATCAGCTCATTGATGAAATCGCAGACATGGCAATTCGACAGAGTGAACAGGATTTAATAAACGACACGCACATTCCGCAATTAACCGCTCAGTTGTCAGAGGTCGAAAAGTCAATCACAAATATCACCGCTGCCATTGAAAAGGGTATTGCTTCCGAGACATTGATGAACCGTCTTGTCCAGCTCGAACACGAAAAGAAAACCCTCAACAAAGAAATCAAAGCTGAGGAAAAATTCGTCTGCCGAATTGACCGTGACCAAATCGTATTTTGGTTGAGCCAGTTTAAACATGGAAACATCGAAGACGAAGATTTCCGCAGACGGCTCATTGATCTACTCGTCAACTCCGTTACAGTGTGGGACGAACCTGACGGGTATAAAATCACTACCGCATATAACCTAACCTCTTGCAAAACCAAGACTTTCCGGGTAGACAAGAACCCCGCCGCCGAAGAAGCGACAGGGTTCGATTTTGGGGAGTCTGAGTGTACCATTGAGCGCATATTCGAACCCTACATTGTGTGGGGAACGGTATTCGTTCAAACCAAAAGACACTCCTTACCTTAATCGGTAGGGAGTGTCTTCTTTTATTCTTCGCCGGAATACCCGTTCGCTCTGGCGCATTTCAGCGCACCCAAGATCATCTTGTCCTGAGCCAGCGTTCGTTCTTTCAGCTCATAGAGTGGAGTGCGGCGATGATCGTCCCATTCAATGAGCTGCTTTTTGTCGTGAACGACTTGACCCTCGTAGAGATTGATAACCTTGTCGAGCGTGATTTTTTTCAGCACTTGCATTTTCTCACCCCTGAGCGTCCTCGTCTGAGGTTTCTTTTGACTTGACCTTAATGCCGTACAGAATGGCGAGTTCAACAGTCCAAGCCGCAAACCAGCCGACCGTCAATTCTGTGTCAACCGTGTGACCGCAGGCGTTCAAAATCAGCACCACAACGGCATACCAAGTCAGATTGAAGATGGACAAGATCGTGAACTTCGTGCGCTTTCTCATTCTTTTCTTCTTCGGCTTAGGTTGCACTCGTTTACCGCCCATAGGAAGCCCTCTCAGCGGCTCAGGAAGCGTTCATGCACGAAGCCAGTATAATTTACCCTCTTGTGCGAGAACGCCACATAGAGCCATTTAGCGCCGTTTACAACGGTGTAGTAACCGTAGTTCTTGACGGTGGTTCCCTTGGGGATTGTCACCAGCACTCTACTGTTCGTCCCGGCAGCGTCACGGACATTCAGGCCAGCACCAGCGGTCACGGTGTAAGTGCCTGCCACAGCCTTATTGAAAGACCGAGCGACACCCTTCGCCTTGACCTCGGTGGTAGGACCGGGCTTGACCGTTTCGGGCTGTGCGGTGGTCACGGTTTTGTCGTAGGTCACATAGGGGAGGTGTCCGTGCTTCTTCCACATACGGGTATTGTACCCGTTCTTCTTCCCGATGTTACCGACAGCGGTGATCTGCACATTGTTCGCCCAACGAGGGGAACACTCGACCGCCAGACCGTTTCCGATATACACACCGATGTGTCCCGTAGTCCACACCACCTCACCGGGGTCAACCTTGTCCCACCCGGAAGCAGTAGCGTCCTTGCACCTCTTAATCATAGTGTCAGCGCCCTCGTCAGGTACGCCGTTGGTGGCGTATTTTGCGCCGCCGTAGGACTTAGTTTTATCACCAGTCCAGCCCCACAAAACGGCTTTGATAAGGTTCACACAGTCAAAGCCGAAGGTGTCAGGGGTCGCCGCCATAATCATAGAGGTACGAGCTGCCGCCATGTTGTAGGGGTGGTTCTTGATATACCGAGACTTGTTTGTGTCGGTCAGCGGCGCACCAAAGCACCCCATGACATACAGGGTCTTGTAGTGCTTGGCAATATCAACGACCTTGGCGACCAGTTCACTTGATTTCATCATAGCTTTTGCCCTCCTTGGTAGCGTCCAAAATGGCCTTGAACTTCGTAAATGCTTCTGTGATGTACTTACAGGACACCATAAGTACCGCACCAATAATCACCAAATTGCTGAAAATATCCACATACTCAGCCGGAATTTCCCACCCGACCATATCCGCAAACAGCGGCAGCGTGGTAATAGCCACACACAGCAGGGTCAGACCGCAGACAAAAGCGGTAATCTTCAAGCCGGAGTTTATCAGCTTTTCTTTGCTGAACGGTTCCAGCAGGACTTTGATGTTGTAATACAGAGAAAAGGATACATTGGAAAGGTAGGCACACAGAAAAATCAGCATAGCCCAGCCGATGTTCGTCAGGTTGTGCAAAATGGTTTCGAGCATAATTTTTACCTCCTACAATATAGTTACGGTTGAAGGCGCGGTAGCCAGCC